AAAAAGCGGTATAAATAAAAACAGGAAACTTTTTGTGTAAATAGTGGCTTCTCAGGCATTCAAAGATATTAATTTATCCTTCAAACGTCATCCTGTGACGAATGATGTGATTACAATCAGCAATGAAGACGCTATTAAAAGGTCTGTAAAAAACATAATTTTTACAATTATGGGTGAAAAACCTTTTTCACCTGAGTTTGGGTCAATAATTAATGATTCTTTGTTTGAATTAAACACTAATTTAAGTGAAGTTCGTATTTCAGATGAAATTAAATCATCTTTAATTAATAATGAACCAAGAATTGATAATGTTAATGTATCTGTAACAATACCACCAGATACACACGAAATGAATTGCACAGTTCAATATGATATTGTTGGAATTGCATCACCAACACAAACAGTAGACGTTCTTCTATTCCCAGCTAGAGTATAATGGCTTTCGGACAATATGTTAATTTAGATTTTGATCAAATTAAGACATCCATCAGAGATTATCTGAGGGCAAATACTAATTTCACTGATTATGACTTTGAAGGATCAAACCTTTCAATAATTATTGATGCGTTAGCATATAATACATACACAACTGCATATAATACAAATATGGCAGCGAACGAGTGTTTTCTTGACTCCGCTACACTTCGAGAAAACGTTGTTGCACTTGCTAGAAACATTGGATATGTTCCAAGATCTCGTAGATCAGCAAGAGCAAAGATATCTTTCAATGTAAGTGGTTTAGAAAATACTACAACACTAACATTAAACTCTGGAATTGTTTGTAATGGTTCTGGTGAGAACTCAAATTACATTTTTTGTATTCCAGAAGATATTACAGTTGCAGTTGTGAATGGATTTGCTGAATTTAATAATATTGAGATTTATGAAGGTAATTTTGTATCACAAAACTTCACAGTTGATACATCTTTGTTTAATCAAAGATATATTCTCGATAATTCATTTATTGATACTTCCACAATTAATGTAAAAGTTAGACCATCTGAATCATCTTCTTCAACCGTCACTTATAAACAAATTGATAATATAATTGGAATTACATCAACTTCATCCTCTTACTTACTACAAGAAATTGAAGATGAAAGGTATGAATTAATTTTTGGTGACAATGTAATTGGTAAAAAGTTATCAAATGGTAACTTTGTTACAGCATCATACATTATAAGTGATGGAAGAGAGGGAAATGGTGCTTCTGAATTCAGTTTTGTAGGAAATATTACAAATCAAGATGGTGGTGCAATAAATCCAGACGATATTTCGTTAGTTACAACAGAAGAAAAGTCAAGAGATGGTGATGACATTGAATCTATTTCTTCAATTAAGTATTATGCACCTCGAATTTACTCTTCACAATACCGTGCAGTCACTTCATCTGATTTTGAGTCAGTTTTAGCGTATATTTACCCAAATGTTGAGTCAGTGACCGCTTATGGTGGTGAAGAGATGAGTCCACCTCGTTATGGTAAGGTTTTTATCTCTGTAAAACCTCGAAATGGTGATTTTCTCTCTGATCAGACAAAAAGAGAGTTGATTCAGAGACTTAAAAGCTTTGCAGTTGCTGGAATTGTGCCAGAATTTGTTGATTTGAAATATTTGTATGTAGAAATACAAACATCAGCTTATTATAATACAAGTTTAACAAGTGATTCAGAAAATTTAAAGACAAGCGTTTCAAATGCACTTACTCAATACTCTCGATCAATCGATGTGAACAAATTTGGTGGTAGATTCAAATATAGTAAGGCAGTTAGTTTAATTGACAACGTTGATGCGTCAATTACATCAAATATTACCAGAGTTTTGATTAGAAGAAACTTAATAGCAGAAATTGGTAAATTTGCTCAATATGAACTATGTTTTGGTAACATGTTTCATGTTCAAGAAAAATCTTATAACATTGTTTCAACTGGATTTACAATTCAAGGTGTCGTGGGAACTGTTTATCTCGCTGATGAGTCAATTAACCGAGATAAGGGTCGAATATTCTTCTTCACATACACAGAGGGTGGAACTCCTACTATAATCAAGAAAAATGCAGGCACAGTCGATTATATGCATGGTGAAATACTTATAGATACTGTAAATATACTTTCAACAGTGATTGCAAATAATGTCATTGAAGTTCAAGCGATTCCTCATTCAAATGATATTGTTGGTTTAAATGATTTGTATGTTAAGTTTGATATGTCTAATACAAAGGTGAATATGGTTCAAGATTTGATTGCATCAGGTGAAAATACATCTGGATCTAGATTTGTCCATACTCATAGTTATTACACACCAACTTATACTCGAAATTCAAGTTCTCCAGTATCAACGACTGATTCAGTTCTCCCATCTACTGCAACGTCAACGTCATCAACAACCGCATCGAGTGGCACATACTCTACAACTATGACAACAACAAGTTCGACATCAACTTCATCCACACCTTCATCAAGCGGTGGTAGTGGTTCTTCAAGTTCTGGTTCTGGATACGGATATTAATGATAGATACCTCTATACAACGAGTCGAAATCAATCAGGTAATTGAAAATCAGTTACCTGAGTTTGTGCAGTCCGAAAGTCCACTTTTTGTGGACTTTATGAAACAATATTATATCTCTCAAGAATATCAAGGTGGTTCAATAAACATTGCTGAAAATCTTGACAGATATAATAAATTACAGACATATGTTGGTGCTGCACTCACCGAGTTTACTGGATTATCCACAAACACTGAATCTTTCTCTGATACTATTTTTGTTGATAGCACAAAAGGTTATCCAAGTAAGTATGGATTACTTAAAATAGACGATGAGATCATTACATACACAGGCATCGGAACAACGTCCTTTACAGGGTGTGTAAGAGGGTTCAGTGGTGTTGATAATATGGATCAGCCAACTCGCCCTGATCTACTATCATTTAACACTAGTGTTGGTGCTGCACATACTGGCGGAACAAAAGTTTTTAATTTATCAAATCTTTTTATTCGTGATTTTTTCAAAAAACTTAAAACTACATTTGCAAGTGGATTTGAACAGAGAAAATTTGATAGTGATTTAGATCAAGTTAAATTTATTCGACAAATTAAAGACTTCTACAGAACAAAAGGAACTGATGAGTCATATAAAATTTTATTTCGAGCATTATATGGTGAAGAAGTTAATATCATTAAACCGTCTGAGTTTTTAATTAAACCATCTGATGCAGATTATGGTTTTGCACAAGAATTTGTTGTTAAATCAATTACAGGAGATCCACGAAATTTAAAAGGATCAACACTTTTTCAAGATGCAGATAAAAATGATAAAAATATTTTAGGTGCTTCTGGTGCTATATCAGATGTTAAAGATTTTGTATATGATGGAGAACACTATTATCAGATAAGTATATCAAAAGAATCTATTGAGGGACACTTTAAAGTTCCAGGCAGAACCAGAATTACTAATCCAATTTCCATAGGTGCAACTGTAATCACAGTTGATACTACAGTTGGATTCCCTACTAGTGGTTCCTTATCGTTACCGACTGCAAGTGTTTCTGGAGTTGTCACATATACAGATAAAACTGCAAATCAATTCGTTGGTTTATCTTCATTAAGAGATGCATTACCCATTGGAGATGAGGTTAGATATAACAACGTTGCATACGGATACTCCTTTGCAAGTTCTACTAACAAAATTCAAGTCGTAATTACTGGAGTTTTAAAAGATTTTGCGATTCCACAAGAAACTTTTTACTTCGATAAAGGTGATCGGGTTCGTGTAGGAACATTTGGCGTTAATAAGAGTTCCGAAGATTATAATTTTGGATCATGGATTTACAATACAACTGTAAAACAAGTTCCAAAAAAAGTTACACGTCAATCATCAAGTAGTTTTACTATTGTCACAGAATCAGACCATCAACTATTAGAAGAAGATTCTGTTGAGGTTTTAGATGCAAATTCAAATGTAATTGGATTGGGAAGAGTTTTAACTGCAATCAGTAGTTCAACTATTATATTAGGTGACTTGCCTGGAATTGCTGAAAATTCAATTTCTTTTATAAGAAGACTATTAAAAAGAGGAAATAGTTCACTTCATGATAATATTACAAAATATACGACTGATGTTCAAAATACTTATGATCATGAAAGTGATAACGTTAATGCATTGCCGCCACACCCTCATGCATACGT